TTTTTTAATAAAAAAAAAAAATCTGGGGTTTGTGGTTTAAACCCCCCCTTTGTTTGCCCCCCCCCCCCCCTCCCCTTCCCTTTCCCCTCTCTTTCCCCCCCTTTTTCCCCCTTTTTTTTTTTTTTTTTTTTTTTTTTTTTTTATATAAGAGAGAAAGACAAGGGCTGTTCTAAAGGGACACGGACTGTTCTAGGCGCCGCGCGGCAAGGTTAGGGGGAGGGGGAGGCACCCTATGAAAGCGGTCGTAGCCGTCCGTCCGTGCAGAGTACGTTGATAGCTTGGTTGCGCTTGGCCGTACCTTGGGTAATGCCCTACCCTGCCACGGATCTGCCTCGCCCTGCCATCTTTACCGCCAAAGGTAAGGGCCGTAGCCCTTTTACAGCTACGGCCCTTAAATCGCCTTGTAAGCGCTTTGCGCCTACGCCTCAACAAGCTTGCCGTCTTTAAGACTAATGGCGTTGAAGCCTAGAAGATATGCCAGCGGACGTTGTTCTTTACCCTCCTTAATTTCGTGGACAGCGAGTAATTCGTTTGATAGACGAATGATGATTTTATCGTCTTGGTAGATTATGTGGTAATTTGCCCATTCCATGGACGTCCCTTGCTAGTTGATTTGGCTCAACTAGCAAAGCCATAGCGACTTGTGCTATTCGTCCATTCCCTCTCCCATTTCCGATTCAACACTCTTTTGCGGAGTGCTTTGCCGTACGCGTTGACCGGCAATTGGCCGTTCGACCTGTAGCTCGTCGTAAAGCTCTTCTGCCTTTGCCCGCATACGGACTTGCATATGCTTTTGGTTTGCCAACGTAATAGCCGCTTCCAGCATTAGCTTGTGAAAAACTTCCTTGCTGACCGGCGATCCCTTTGCGTCGACCATAACCTTGTAGGTCTTGGACTGCCTTACCCCGTCGTGTATGTGAAACTGAGTCTTTCCCTGTACGTACGTTTGCTCAGTAAACACTAACACCGTGGCGGCGTCGAACTTTTCTAATTCCGCTAAATAATCCTCGACCGACTGGCCTTCCTGCATGACCAACACTACCCGCCGTTGCCAATACCTGAACCCGTTTGGGTTCGCGGGAGTCGATCTGAGGAACTGGCCGTTTTCGTTGGTGGGCTGGAGAACATCCCTACCAATTACAACGGGAGGGCGTTTGCCGCTGGTTTGCAGCTTGAGAGATCCAAGGTGAGATTCAACATATTCCCACCTACCTTGCTCACAAACATACTCCGTCGCGATTCCGTTGCCCTCGTTACCCATGCGCTCGTCCCTGTGTTTTGCCATTGCCTTTACTCGTTGATTTGTGCTGAAAATGATTTGCCATCGTCAGTTAGTGAGTAATCATCTCACTAAGACAGCGCCCTTGCGCTGTTTCGGCAAAAGTCAAGACGTGCCAACAAGATGCGCGTACATATCAACACGTTCATGCTCGTAAATTCTACTTGCTGCGGAAAGGGACATGATTGTGTATTTCATGTCAAGCTGATTTGCCAGCTTGCGCGCTTGATCGACTAACGTGCCGAGCTCAATAGTTTTTTCGTGTTGCTCTTTATCTGTCATGAAATTTCTCCTGCTAAGGGCTTTGGACCTAATGGCTCTTTGAGCCATGCCGCATTACACGTGCATTGTATGCACGTGCTATCTGCGATGTCAAGCAACTGAAAAAAATAATTCCTCTGCCCCGTCGACCGCGTTTGCCCCGCAATAGTTGCAGACGTAATCACGTGCGTCTGGCTCGCAACCTTCGCTTTTCGTCTTACCACACGCTTTGCAAATGCCTTTGTTTTCACATTTACGTTCGTTTGAACTGACAAGCCTTGCTACCCTGGAAGCTGTAATTGATTTGTGCATAAGCCTACTGTTAACCTCTGGTTTCGTTTTTTCCGTGCCTCTCACACTAGGCGGATCCTGAGTACCAACGAGGCTGACCCTTGTTGCCCCGTACTGTAACCGCACTTTTGTTGTGTTCGCCATGTACACACTGTACGCCCGCGCACGTGTGGCGTCAAGTGTGTGCAGCGCGCAAATACGTGGTATTAGTTTTATTCATAGAAGGGCTATTAGCGGCGCTTATGTAGCCCAGCTTATACGAGCCCTTGCCCCACCGCTATGCTTACTTGCACCTATGCTCTAGAGCAGCCTCGCTATGTCGCTACCTAGCTAACTCTAGAACTAGCTACTCAGCTAACGAGCACCACCGCGGCGGTGGGTCCCACGCACCCCGCCCGGGGCCGTAGCGAAGCGAAGGGTACTTTCAGATAGAAAAATTTCCTGGGGTTCAGTTGTTCTAGTAACATCGTGAGTTAGAGCGTAATTAAAGGTTTACAAAGTAAACGTTTACACGCTTGCGCGTGTACTAAGCCAGCCTTGCAGATACTGGGCAAGGTAACTTGGCCCGACCTCTTGCTGCCGCAAGGCGGTCTGTTACAATGTTGTGTAGGTAAAACCGTGCAAGCCACAGTTTCAGCGAACGTCGTGAAAAGACTAAAGCCCGCGCATCTTCTGATGATTAGGCTCTTCTGGGCCGGGCACACCTACGTCGAAATCGCTGACAAAACTGGCTACACCAATCAACAGGTTATGAACGTCCTTCGAAGTGAAGAGTCGCAGGAGATTCTTTCTCAGCTTCAGGGAAACGCCCTCGACACGGCGGACGAAGTCCAGTCCGAGCTCGCTTTAGTGGCCCCGGCTGTGTTGGATAAAAAGATCAGACTCGCGTTGAGCTCGCCAGATGACCGCGTGGCGAACTCAGCCTGTACTGACTTGCTCCACATGGCCGGACATTCTCCGATTAAGCGAGTTACTATCGACCGGGCCAGCGAAGTACAGAAGAAATATGACGGCTTGTCGGAGGAACAGCTTCGCGAGAGGTTACTTGAATCATTCTCCCCGAAGGGGGCAGGTGAAGGGCACAGCCCGGACGGTCGAGGCCCAGACGGAAATCCATTACAATAAGGAGCGATAGAAATGGCTTTTGGAGATAAGTTGCTAAACGAACCTAATCAAGGAATGATGCAACAGACGGCGCAGCCGAGGCAAGTAACTCTCGCAGAACGTTGTTTGCAACACGAACAACGAATTCAAGATTTAGAGCTAAAACTTATGGAGTTAACTACGGACTGCAAGAATCTCTGTAAGTTGCTCACGGAGCAAGTCGGGTTAAATATCTAATGTTTTATGACGAAGTCCGGGTTACAGCAATTTCCGTCGATGTTGCCAACAGGTTATGTTGCGAAAACTTTGGCTCGGCTATTGCCAAATGAAGACGTTATTCGCGAACTGCCCGGCCCGAAGTTACTGGAGCTTCTTAAGCTCAAAGATGAATACACTCAACTTATTGAAGAAGACCCCATTCGCTTCTTCCAACCCTCACCCGGCGGCCAGTACGATTTTCTCACGTGTACTGACAAAAATGTTCAATGTTTGTATTTCTTTGCCGGTAACAAAGCTGGTAAGACTACAGGTGCGGCTATTCTTGTCAGCGAAAACGCCTCTGGACTCCCTTTATGGTCCAGGGATGCTCGACACTTGTCCGATTTGCTACTCAGTGGTAGAACGCCACTCCGTATTTGTATCTTCTGCGAAGACTTCGCGACGCACGAAGAGACAATCGTTCCTACAATTTTGTCTTGGACTCCTCGTCCCCTATTGGCCACTCGGCCTCTTGAGCGCGGTCCTTCTGGCAATCTTATTAAGGTTTTATTTAAGTCAGGTACAGTAATTTACCTCCGCACCTATGATCAAGGATACGCCAAAGCCGAAGGTAAGGATTACGATCTGGTGTGGTGTGACGAACCGCCTCCTCGGGATATTTACACTGCAATCTTTCGAGGATTGGTTGCGAAGAAAGGAACTTTTATTATCGCAGCCACTCTTCTCTCCGAGACGTGGCTGTATGACGAACTCGACCAGCCCTTTGTTAAATCGTTCGAAGCTACAATGTACGACAACCAGTGGCTTGACGCTGAAGGGCGAGCTAATCTCGAAGCCACCCTCAGTGACGAAGAACGGTCGATACGAATTTACGGAAAACCCACAAACCTCAGTGGTTTGATTTACACGTCGTTCAAGGACGCCTCGCCTTATGTTATTCCTCAATCAGATCGTATCTGGAATGCGTACAAAGAGGAGCCTTACCCTGTCATACTTGGTATTGATCCTCACGAACGTAAGCCTATGTATTGTGAATGGGGTTGGCTTACTCCGAATAATTGTGTGGTGTGGTTCGATTACGAGCTTATTCCTGCTGGTTCTCTCAGTGATGTATTTGCGCGACTTGCGTCTCGAGAGAAGGAACATCTCACACCGACTCGACTCGTCGTTATGGACCCAAACAGGGGAAGGGCAAAGCAAATAGACAACCGGAGTTGGGAAGAGGAATTTCAGGAACGTGGATACGACGTCTTACTCGGCATCGATGATCTTAATTTTGGCCACTCGGAACTCCGTGAAATGCTTGCGACTACCTCTCCCCAAATGGTTTGGATGGAAACTTGCCGGGGCAAGGGTGGCCCAATTTATCAGATGTTACGCTATACTTGGGACGACTATTCGCGTGGTGTTCGGTTCGAACGAGATCCTAAAGAGAGGCCTCGACAAAGACATAAAGATTTCCCCGATATCCATCGTTATGTGGCCGCGGCTCACTTAGATTTTCGTGTGTTAACAAATAAGAGTTCACTAGTGCTCGACATTTTCCGTCGCCCCGATGGCAAAGAAGAACGAAATAGAAACCCTTACTTCGCCCGCTAACGCGGATAACGAAGTTACCGATCCCGCCAGCCCCGCGCAGGGAAGGAACGGTAAGGCGCTAGTTATGCCCCTTTCTGGCGAGTCTGCCGTTCCTTCTATTCAGAACGAAGAATCCCTCTTTAAAGCCCTTGTCTCTCGCTCTAAAAAACGGCCCGCCGAAATTGTCCTAAACGACGCTGAACGCGAAGTACTCGTTAACCACGTCATTCGCGACTTCCAAGACGCTGACGCCGGCAACTCTCAATACAAACAGAACATGACCGAAATGCTCGCGAATTGGCGAGGTTCGGTAAACGAGAAGTCCTTTCCATTTGACGGTTGTGCTAACGTCGTCGTCCCGTTGACAAGTGTACTTGTCGAGACAATGAAGTCTCGAATTAAAAAGGCAATCTTTGGCGGCGAGTACGTAGCGAAAATTTCGTTAATTGACAAAGAAGTCGACACGTCCGACCTGGACGAAATGAACAAATGGTTCAAGTGGGAGGTAGAAAAAGTTGTTGAACTCGATAAGTGGTTTAGTGACGCCCTCCACAATATTCTTGTGTATGGCCTTGATATTTCTATTCCTTGCTATCACCACGAGACTCGTTACCTACATTCTTACAAAGAATGGGAACTAAACCAAGAACAACCTCTTTCTCAGCTACTTACGGCAGGGTTACAAGAAATTCTCAACGAGCCCTCAACGTGGGGAGATGAATCACTTCTCTCTGTAACTGGACAACCTAGACCGGGCGAATACTCTCTAAACGATGATGGACGAATCGTCTTCTCGCTTGATGTCGACAAAAACGAACTTCGGGCCGATACTTGGCGTCGCGAGACTATTTTCGACGGTGTACGTTCGAACCAAGTACAGTTGGAAGATTTGGTCGTTGCAAACACGCATCCTGACATTGAAAAGCTGCCTTTTTTTGGTGTTCGTCTTTGGTACACTGTTGCGGAGTATCGACAAGGAATCGAGGACAAATTCTTCATCGACTACGGCCCGGAAGAAAACGAGGAAATAATCGCTTCGCTTAACTACACTAAAGTTGGCGAGGAAGTCGATCAGCCGATGACTCGCCTTCTCGACTCCGAGACAGGTACAGATTCACGTGACCAGTCTTCCTCAAACAGCACCCATCGATATATGGAAGTTTACCGATGGGAAGGTTGGTGGGTTTGGGATAAATCGGGCGGCGACTATTCTGTGGACAAACTTCTTCAGCCCGCAACGCAAGTCGCGGTTTGGGTCGGTTATCGCTCGAAGAAAATTCTCAAGATCGAACGCCTCGAAGACCTCAACAAAGATGGCAAACGCTCTGGCGTTAAATCGGGCTTTATTGAAGAGCCGAATCGTTTCTATCCGATGGGACTCGCGGAGTGGGTTCGCCATTCTCAAGCGGAGTTGGACGCCGTACATAATCAACGTCTCGATGCTGGACTTTTGTATAATATTCCCTTTGGCTTCTACAAACCCACAAGCGGTTTGGGTAAAGATGCGCAGCCGTTGAAGATGGAACCGGGCAAGTTCTACCCTGTGGCAGACCCACAAGGAGTGAACATGCCCCGGTCGAATTGGCAACCTACGGTTTCGTTTGCAGAGGAGAATTTAATTGTTCGCTACGCGAATCTTCAAGTTGGTCTCACCGACCCTGCCCTCGGGCAAGCTCCTTCTAAACGTCAGTCAGCTAGCGAATACGTAGGTAACGCAAATGCCATTGACACTCGCAGTGAAGATGTGGTCAAGGGTATCGTCCGTGCCCTTGCTTATCTCATCTTACGAATCTTGGGCTTATACGAACAATTTGGCCCAAAGACGAGAATTTTCCGAGTCGGTGGGGAAGGAGGGGTCAAACTCACAAAGCGTTTCGAACGAGACAGACTCCACGGCAAAATCGACCTCGAAATGATGGCGTCTCTTCAGCAACTTAATCAAGAATTACAGAAGAAAGTCGCCCTCGACATGCTTCAGTTACTCTTGAATCAGTTGCTGATTCAGTCTGGAATCACGGGGCCGGACACCATTTACGAAGCTGTTAAGACG